AAACCATCGATTGAGTAGCCAGTTGGTGATTTAACATCACGTTCCATGAGGTAGTCACCCATAGCGTTCTTAACTTTCTTAAGGGCAGTAAAGCCTGAAGTGTTAGTCAAGAAGAATGAAGTTTGTTTGATTGCTGGGTCAACTTTAGCTTCAAGGTCGATAATATCATCCCACTTAGCCAATGTTGGTTTAGTTGGGAGTGTAGCGATAACATCCAAGATAGCTTTGTTACGAGTAACAACAACTTTTTTCGCTATCCAACCAGACAACCAAGCAAGGATATTTTCAGCAGAATCAGCAAGCAAGCTGTTCGTTACTGTTGAGATACCAGCATAGCGTTTGATAGCGTAGCGGATAAGAGAAAGTTTTGGATCGTCATTAGCACCGATTTGCCCGGCTTCGTCATCAAGTTTAGAAAGACCAGTAATTTCAGCCCATTTTTCGTAAACACGAGAACCAGTAAGAGTAGTTACGTTTTCAACGTTAACGTATTCTTGCAATGAATCGTATTGACGAACCAATGTATTGATAGCTGTACGGATATCTTGAGGGATAGTCAAGCCAGCGTCAGCACCAGTTCCGTCTGTTTTAGAATCAAGCAAGTTTTGGTAACGACCACGGACAAGGTTTTTAAAGTCTTTAACGAAAGAAGCTTTAACTTCTTCTTCGTTTTCAGTCAAAGGTTGTTTTTCTTCCTCTGACATATTCGCTACTTCACTAGCACGCGCTTCTGTGTATTGTTCTTTGAACATGTCACGCTTCATTTTAGCGGTGTCACGCTCGTTTTTGATTGCTTGCAATTCTTCAGCGGTAACTGAATCATCAAGCATAGCTACGTTAAGTTTTTCATTAAGATTTTCGACCTTGTCGCCTTGTGCAACCCAAAGGTCATGCAATTCGTTTGATGTTTTCATCAATCATCTTCCTTTCATTTTTCAAGTAGAATAGCCAATTTCTGCTCACGCAATGAATTGGTTTTAGGTGTAGCAATCATATTCTTAAATTTAGTGATTGCTGATTTGCTTGGTAGTTGATGTACGGCATTCGTAACCATGATTTCTTCTTCATCATCATTGAAGAACATGATTTCGTCCGCAAAGCCTTTATCGACGGCGGTTTTAGCGTTAAGCCATGTCTCTTTAGCCATGAGATCAAGTAATTCCGGTTGTTTAAGTCCAGTCTTCATTTCATAAGCTAATGCAATAGACTCATCAATGCTATTAAGCACCGCTGATTGATGCTCTAGGTCGTCGCTATTACCGACGATACCAGTAGATGCCTTATGTATCATGATATGTGCCGTTGGACTGATACGCACGGTATCACCAGCCATAGAAATGACACTCGCAGCACTAGCTGCAAGTCCTTGTACATTAACCACAATACGCTTGCCGCTAGCCTTAAGCATTGTATAGATTTCGCTAGCTGCGAACACATCACCACCATTAGACGCAATGTTAAGCGTAATTTCTTCGTCTTCATCGTTATCAATGGCATCTTGTACCAGTTTTGGATAGGTACTAGACATGCCAAAATATTCGTAGAAAGCACCAGCATCATCACTTACAATATCGCCTTTAATGTCAATCTTGCCCATTTGTCTCACCTCCTTTCAATACGGTTCGGTTAGGGTTTTCACCCTTCGGCAACTCTTTAGGCAAAATCTCAGCTTGTTGCAAAATATACAAGCCTTGATTTTGTGCGAGTGTGCCACTTTTAACCATGCTATTGATACGGCTGATATAGTTAGCACCAGTCGGGTCAACCGCTGGGAAAATATCCGCATCCACATCGCATGAAAGTTTTTGAGACAATTCACTAAGAAATGGTCTTAAATAGCGTGCGACTGCTTTAGAGTACACATTAGAGCTCATTTCTAGTGATGATTGTTGGTCACCTTGTCCACCGACAACGTTCTCTGGGATACCGTAGACTTTTGCGAATTGTCCGGTCGTCCAGTCTGCTTGCTTAAGTAATTGGGCCACGTTGGACTTGATTTCAAGAGGTGTGAAGTCCTCTAAATCATCCAATACCAACGGACCGCCTTGCATTTGCTTCATTGCTTGTCGAGAACGTGAAACCTTGGTTTTGAAATCAAGCAAACCACCGCCCTTGATTTTCAAGATACCATTGGCATTTAGGGCATTTTTAAGCGAATTAAGCGTTAGTTTATCACTAGCTTTTTGAATATCTAATTCTCTACCCAGAGCCATCAATGGACTTACGCTTGTCAAACCGCCGTCCACAGATAGCAATCTAAAGTGTAAGATGTCGCTTTGTGGAACGTGTTGTTTTGGCGGTATGCGTGGGTCATCGAACGTGATGTTGTAATAAAGACCATTCTGATTATCCATGCGGTTAAATGAGACTTGAGACGGTCTTAAATACTCCCACTTCATATCACGCCCGTTGTCATTACGCCATCGATATGCAAAGGCTTCACCACCCAATAGCATTTGAGCAAAGATAGACTGGTAAAAGTTAAAGCGGTTAGCGTTGTTAGATGGGTTATCCACAATGCCTTGCATTTGCTTTCGGCTAGTTGTTAACTTTGCAGTCGCAAGGTCGTTAGATAGCTGACTGATAATAGAGAATAAATCCGAATTCTTAAGAGCAGTTTCGGCTGAAACCCACTCACTACCGTTTAAAGTAGCTAAAAACTCTGGATCAGTGATATCAAAAAAGCCCCCTTGGTTACTCGGTGGGCTTTCGGTAGCTATATTAAATATCGGCAATTATTATCACCTCCTTTCTAGCCTTTCTTAGCGGCTAGCTCACTAATTAAACCTGCTAATACGAATGTAATGGTCATACTGATACCGAACCACACGTAACCGAGGTTATAAGTTGTTAAATTAAGCGAAATCGCAGCTAAAATGAACATAAGGATGTCAAAAATAGCCCAAATCGCCTTAAAAAACTTCAAAATCATGTATTAATACTCCTCTAGTAGCCCACTATCTGGGTTTTTTAACCAGTTTAGAACGGCTTCTTGACTCATGTGTTCGACCTTCCACGTTGGATTGTTAGTGATGGCGTAGTCTTCAAACGCATACATCCCATCATAGAACGCATCAATTAGGGCATCCACCACGTCGATTTTATAGGTCGATTTCATTTTATCTACCTGAATACCGATGTTGTCCTCTTTAATTACCGCATTTATCAAGGCTTTTCGCATGATTTCATCATCCAAACGGGTGATATTGCCTTCAATAAAGAGCGTTTGAAGGAATTTAGTCGGGTCTTTCAGTTCGCTTGTCCGTTGTCTGATTGGCATAAGTGGAAAGCTCGTGTTAGACTCTAAGGCTTTGATAAGCTTTGAAACCCCCATAGCGTCATAGCCGAAGAAGACTACATCAAGCTGATTATCTTCCACATACTCACAAAACCAACGGTAAACTTCCTCTGGATTGATTAGTCCTTGTGGGTGACTGGTAATCGTACAGTAGCCCTTGGTTTCCAAGTCTCGATAGTTAACGCCGTCTTGTTTTTCTTTGGCTTCAAGTGAGCCTGCTTGTTGCCACGGAATGAAACTATGCTGTTCTATATGCCATTTTTGGCTACCGTCTGCCCCTAGATAAGGATAGACAAAGCCAATTGCGGTGTTGTCGCTAAACATTGAGGCATCAAGCCCAACATAAGCACGTCTGCCACGTATATCAAAATCAGAAATGACCGAGCGCTCGATGTCTTCCAGCTTTAAGAAGCTGTTTTCATCTTGTTCGCCCCAAAGGTTCATATTCTTGATTATAAAATCGTTGATATTTCCAGATAAAAGGTCAGCGTCTCTCTTATCCATAAGACCTTTTAAAAGCGTATCGTGTTCGCTTTCAAGGTCTAATAAGGGGTTCGACTTGCTCCATGTTTCAGGCATATAAATCTCATCTATGCTATCCTGCGACCAAACGAGGCACAATTGAGTATCACCAGCCCTGTCGTCACGCTCCATAATCCCTTGCATCATCCGTTCATCGTGTCTTAATGGCGAAGTGGGGTTTGGATAGGCAGTGGAAATTTGAATAAATTGTCGGTTTGGAATTTTAACCTGCCCAGAAACGATTTTAGAAATGCTCGTTCGGTCTTTCAAATCACCCGACTCATCCATAATCGCATTGGTCAAGTAAAGTGGAATCCATCATAGTTACCGCTTTCGGAAGATATAGCCCTTAAAACGTTGTTATTCGTTCTCATAATGACTTGTTCTGACTGGATAGATAAGTCCAACTCTTCAGCTAGAGACTTAAAAGGTTCTTTGGTGATTATCTGTTTAAGCATATTCTTAATATAGCCCATTAACTTCATAGTCTGCTTGAAGTTGATTGAGCTTACCAGATAATCTTGGTTAGATAGTCCAAGTCCTTCGAAAAGGTAAGAGAAACACATAGAAATAGCCTGAATGTACGTTTTCCCTTGACTACGACCAACAGATACAATGACCTGTGAAAAGCGTTTGCCACCCGTTTCATTGCGCCAGCCAAAAGATTGACTAAGCAAAAACTCTTGCCACGGCATAAGCGCTGTTGGCTGTCCCGTGTCAACGTTTGGACAGATTTTAGCAAACTTAAGCACTTTACCAGCTTCTGCCAAGTCGTAACGATAAGGAAAACCGGAATTCCCTTGATGTTTTAAGTCTCTCAAGTGCCTTAGACAAGCAAGTTGCATCATGTAACCAGCTTGTGTTTTCCCATCCATCACCTCAAAAGCGTATTTAGTCCCTGGGTCTTGATATTTTTCTCTAACTTCCGAAAAGTCACTGTCTTGATATATCTTTGTTATTGTTTTATTCGTTATTTGTTTAGTTTCCACTTTTTAAATCACCCCCCTTCTAATAAAAAGAGATGGGGAAATAAATTCCTCATCTTTTTAACTGTTTAAAAAGTCCTGCATCATTTCAGCAGTCGATTTTTCAGGTTTGCTACTATCAGCAATCGTCAGCAACTCTGCCCTGCCTTTTGGCGTAAGACCTAGTTGCATGGCTATCTGATTCAGCGTAGTTGTTGCATCCTTCATCGTTGCAACCGCTGGATTCTTTTTAAAGCCAAGCGACTGCTCGCCTAAAATCTCACCGCTTCCCTGCGCCTGTACAAGCTTTTTGATTTCCTGCTGGATGCCGTTTAGCTTGATATCTTCATAAGCCAGCTTGTAAATTTCGTAGTTAGTGCAGTAGGATTCCACCAAGAATGTATCTATGCGCTCGACCTTGCCTGTTCCTTCTAAAAACGGAACGACTTTGCGCCAAACCTCCCTAGCTACCTGTCCTAGATAGTTTGGTGGGTCACTCGGTAAACGCCCTTTATTTTGTTTATAAAATGGATTTTTAACCAAGTTCGCCTCACCTCCTTCTAGTTCATTTTGACATCCTTTAAAAATCTGAAAAATTGGTGTCCGACATAAAAGAACACCTTGTGGCGGCTCTCCTTGGCACGAGAAGGGGGCGGGGGTCAATTTTAAATTGGGCCGAGGGTTATTATACCACCCTTATTATAAAATCGTGCTATGGGCTTATTAGAGGGGTTTAATGACGTCCTCTTTTTTGCGGGCTATTAAATCTGCCCACGTAGCCACGGAAAGTCGTAGCTCGGTGTTCTGTTTCGTTCTATTTTGACCAGTACCATAGATTTCTTGCTCTAAGGTCCTCTTGGTGTTATCACAGCTTCTGCATGTAGCTACTACGTTTGAAATTTCAGTTCTAAGTTCTGGAGCTATTTCAATGGGTGTTACGTGGTCGCCTATACGTGCGTCTGGTGTGGTCACACCCAACGCTAGACAGTACTGACACAGATAGTTGTCACGTTCTAAAGCTATCTTACGAATAGAAGACCAAATCTTTGAGCGATAGAACGCATACCGTTCCTTACTCTCGTCGTCTCGGTTCCTTACTCGTGTGTTGTATCTCGTCCGTGAGTATCTCTGTCTCTCTTGTGTGTATGCTGCTTCCATGTCCTTGTGTGTAGTACAGTAGTGTGCTGGTCTCTCTGTTAAGGCACGGCACCCCTCTGCCTTACATCGTCTGACCATCGGCATCGGCATACCTCCTTTCAGATAAAGTAAAAGAAGAACACCACTGTGTCCTTCTGATTCGATAATACTATGTTACCACGTTGTTAGTATGATGGTGTATGAATTGGTATATACCACTGTAGATTAGTCCAAATACTTCTCAGCTTGTCTTAACTTAACGTAGTAGGTAGCCTTACTAAAGCCCATGCGGTCACATATCTGCCAGATATCTAGCTGGTCTATGTATACCATTTGTAGTAGGGATCTAGCGTCTATATCCCCCACGTTTGCTATCTGCCGCCGAAACTCTAGTTTCTGCTTAATAGCTTCAGCCGTGAAGCGTTCTACTTCTTCACGAGCCGTCATGAGTTCGACATAGATATCATCCTTACCCTTACGCTTGCCACCTTGCACCATGTCAGTCTGCATAGCGCCAGCCGTTACTTTTAGCGCTTGTGATTCCAGTCTCTTAATCTGTTCTATCTGACTGTCAATATATCTATCAAGTGCCTTGATTTGTTGCAGCCGTTCCACTGTTCTCATAAATTACATTCCTTTATGGTATAATATTATTAATAGCGTTTGAACAGTCCTGGGCATTAGTCTGGGTCTTTTTTGTTTACAAGAATAAAGAAGGATTAAGTTATCACCTCCCATGCGTTAGATTTAGTCTTGCCACCAGTAATGCAGAGACTAGGGTGAAAAGAAATCAAAAAGGATTCCTCGATTCTAATTATTTATTTACTGGATTTTGTTGAGCAAGGTCTGTCAGCTTGCTCGGTGTTGAAAAGTGTCCAAGCCACTAAAAATCTATATCCATTTTTTAGTGTAATTTGACAGACTAACAGCCAGTGACGGATTCGAACCGTCTAAAACCATTCTGGCTACAAACCCATTGCCAATGCCGTGTATAAGGCACGCTTAACACTGGGTTTCTTGCGACCTAATTCGCCTTTAGTACGATATTCGAGAATGATGCGGTCAACTTCATCGTCCAATTTCTCAGGCCATTCGTAATTATTTAAGACATATTTGGCAATCTTGCTGAATAAGTCTCTGGAAAGTAGCCCTTCCATTTGGATGACCTTAAGCGGCGTTAGAACGACACACCCGACATAGCAGCGATTGATTGAGTCCTTGATTCTGTTAGCTTCTTTTCTATCGCAGCCTTTAACGTCCATGATGTATTTAGCTAGGCTATTCTTATAATTCGCTCGTAGCCCTTCCACTTCCTTACGGAACCGTTTAAACAGTCCCTCTGGCAGTCCTGCGTTGATTTTATCCAACACTGGGCGCGTGGTTTTACCTCTTGTGTAATTCTTGGATAGATATGCTTGAAGGTCATGATATAGCTCATCAGAAATGATGCCTTTCAGTCTATCAACTGTTTGAGGTGAGATCCTCGCACGTTCAACGACTGCGCTGTTAAATGCTTGATATATAATGCGTGCTTGCAGTTCGTCGCATTGTTTGACATCTTGGAAATACTGCTTATAAGAGCCTTTCTTGTGAGCCTGCTTAAGTGCTGCATGTTCATCGACCAACCGCTGGTGTAGTTCCTTGGTCAGTCCTGCATATTTATATTTAGTCATGAGCTCACCTCTCTATCACTTTGCGATCAACGGCATACCCTTCTAACGATATACCCATAGTTTCGTATGGGATAAATTCATATTGCTGGCTCTTAATCACCACTGTTGTAAGTGTTCTTTGCCCACGAGCTCCTCTACCACAAACAATAGCTACGTCTCTCCTAAAACGCTTTCGTTCAAAAGCCACATCATAAAGTTTTGAGACGTTTCTCATTACTGATTTTTTCAATTGTCGCTTATTCATTGTTTCACCTCTAGCAGTTCTGGATTTGTGTGGATGTTTCCGATTATTTTAAACGGATAAGAGTTATCTTCAAACAATTCACCCAGAGCTTCCTTCTCGTTGTATTTTTTTGATTCAAACACAAACAAAGCATGTTTGCTATCCCAAGAAACTTCTACTCTTACATTTTCTTCATCAGTTTCAATGTTAAGAATATCCCCCTCAAAGATTTCCTTGCCATTCTTGTCTCTGAGCCCAGTTGATTGCATTAGAATACAATCGTCAGCCTTGCACATCCAAGTGATAGCGTCTCCGATGAAATCAAACTCACCGTTATAGAAATTGATTTCATCCACATCTACCATTTCTTTATCTTCTTTAAGCCACGCTCTAAATCTTAACAAAACCACCACGCTCCTCCCATTTTTCTTTGGCATGAAGTCTTGAGTGTTCCGAAAATGACATCAATTCAATATTTTCGGGACTATTATCTAGTTTATTTTCATTTACATGATGTGCAACTTCATTATTTTTCAAAAACCTTCCTAATTTATTCTCCAATACTAATCTATGTTTTCCAACATACCCTGATTTCATGGCATTGGGGTGTTCAGGCATGTAAATGTATTCATATCCACTAATAATGACGCTCTTTTTATAAGACCTTCTCCTAACACCTAACTGTGAGCAGGATTGACTGCACGCAGTTAATCTGTTACCTTCCCCTGTTGGTCTAATAACAAGAGATCCACATTTAGGACATTTGAATAATGAACAATACTCTAACCTTTTTCTGTTGTTGATTCTCATTCTTCCTAACCTTTTGATTAGTATCATTGTCCTCGCCCCCTTAAGTAGCTAGGGATATCATCCCCAATGTTTACTTGGTCGTATTGTTCCTTGCTGACAAGGAATTTCCCGTAAGCCCCACAATCAATAGTGTAGAGATCATTAATTTTCTCTTTTCCGGTCACCTTACCGTGCATCTCTGTGCCCACGTTATCTACACGATGGATAGTTACTGTCTCTACCCTGCGTGGCACTGTCAGGACGTAGTAGACTGACAGCATGTTGATAGCTAGTGATACTAGTAGTATGATTGTAGCTATCGTTAAATCTTTATGTTTCACTCATAAACCCCTTATATACCTTTTTTAAAATCTCGCAAACCAAACTCAGAGGAATGTTTGACCTCTCATTATAGGATTTCGTCCAATCTTGAAATTTGATGTCATTTGACTTCTTTTCATTTTTAAGATTCAGTTCAATATTTCCAGAAAATCGAGTTGGTTTAGAAATCGGATAGTCGTCATAATTGTTGTATCTTGTATGATTTTCAAACGGGATTTCGAACCCCAGCACTCTCTCGATGTATTGCCAAATTCTGCCATGAGCTGGGTTCTCTATGATCCAATATTTCGGCTTATATCGTTTAATGATTTCA